GCGTTTTTTAAATGAGTCCATAGAACGCGTAAATTCGTCTGTTGCGTTTCTTCGTGAAGTTGAAGGCAAGATGAAAAATACAGAGTGGGAAATGGACTACGCGGAAGCCGTAGCTGTAAGGCGTGCCATTCAGGTGTTACAACGAGACGGGTATTCTATAGCGAATACGGCGGCTGGCTACAAGCTGCCGGGATTGGCTAATGAGGCGAGTATGCAGAGTAGCCCTGTGGGGGCAGCGGCCCCGTATGTGAACACGGTTGCAGAGAGCGTGGGCGCGGTTGTAGGCGCATCCTCGCGTATTGGTGCTATGGCTGAAAGAGTTATAAACAGGAGAAGGCAATGATATTGCGCGCAGGTTTCGGATATGATACAGAAGAGGCTTCTTTGGAAGCTGGTTTGTCGTGTCCGGAGGACACTTTGACTCAGCAACACGATAAGGATGAAGCTGATATTAACGTCTTGGTCAGACGTTTCGGTGTTACCGGTGAGTTACCGCAGGTAACGGTTACGCCGGTCTACTCCGATTTCGTGGATACTGTGAACGATTACCATTCGGCAATGAATTTGATCATACAGGCGGATCGTTCTTTCATGGAGTTGCCGGCGGACGTTAGGGTACGTTTCGAAAACGACCCCGGCGTTTTCGTTGATTTCGTTAGCGATCCAGCTAACATTGAGGCGATTCGCGAGCTCGGTCTAGCGTCGCCGAAGGTAGAGGTTCCGCCCTCGGCGGATGAAGGGCACAATTGATCACTAGATATCAATTGTGCTAGGTGACACCGGTAGGTGTCTTAAGGGGGTCGGCCTCCCTCAAGGCCGGCCCCCGCTTAAAGAGGTGAAAAATGCGTCCACTCATGCGTTCCGGTGTTAACAAAAAGCGTTCTGCTTACAAGTTCAAAAAGCAAAATCGTAAGACTAAAGTTGCGAATGTTGCTCCTCCGCCTATGCGTGGCGGCATTAGGTTCTGATGGCATGTTTTCATCCTCAAGTCGCATGGCAATTGGATGATGGCACTGTAGTGTTCAAGCAAGCTGGCAAGGTCCGGCGCGAGCTCAAGTTGCCGTGCGGCGGGTGTGTTGGTTGTAGGCTTGAACGTTCAAGGACGTGGATGATTAGGGTGATGAATGAAGCGTCAATGCATGAGCACAATGCATTCGTCACTCTTACCTACAAACCAGAGGCTTTGCCTCCTTGGGGTAATTTGAACTACCGTGATTTCCAGTTGTTTATGAAGCGGCTCAGAAAACAGTTTGGACCCGTTCGTTTCTATATGTGTGGAGAGTACGGCGAAAAGGATCGGCGTCCACACTATCATGCGTGTTTGTTTGGCGTGAATTTCGTCGATCGTAAAGTATGGGGAAAGAATAAAAACGGAGATGCGTTGTACAGGAGCTTTGCTCTTGAGCAGTTATGGCCTCATGGTATTTCTACGTTCGGTAATGTTACGGAACAGTCTGCGTCGTATGTTTCTCGGTATATCATGAAAAAGGTTACTGGTGACGCGGCGCGCGATCATTATATGGTCGTTAATGATGACGGAGAGACGTTTGATCTAACTCCCGAGTTCACTCGGATGTCTTTGAAGCCCGGTATAGGTGCTGAGTGGATTAAGAAATACGTAAAGGATGTTAAGGTCAAGGATTCTGTGATTATTAAAGGGCGGTCTATGAGGCCGCCTCGGTATTATGACAAGTTCATCGAAGAGGAGGATTACGATCATAGTGAACACGTAAATTTGTTGAGGTACGAAAAGTCTAAAGAATATCGCGACGATAATACCCGTGAACGTTTAGAGGTACGGGAAAAAGTCGCTCTAGGTTCTATTAAGCATAAAGTGAGGGATTTATGAATCTTTATATTGTCGCAGTGTATGACAAGATAACGGAAGCTTATGGCGTTCCTTCGTTCGTTGTGTCTGTTGGTGCGGCGCTTCGCGGCTTCACTGATGAGGTTAACAGGCCTAGTGACGATAATATGTTTAATAAGCATTCAGCTGATTTTGAGTTGTTTCTTCTTGGTACTTATGACGATAGTGTTGGAGAACTTCATCCAGATAAGCCAAGGCTGCTAGCTCGTGGTCATGAAGTAAAAAAAAGCGATTAATTAGAGCCCGGTTTGGGGAGTGGAATTTTAATTCCACCCCCGAATCGGGCCACGCGCGAAGCGCGTAAGGGGTTTCATAATGTTGAATCATAAAAGTCGTTCGGTTTCGCTGGATCATTTCTCGATGGTTCCGCGTGCTGATATTCCGCGTTCGCAATTTCGTATAGAGACCACGCATAAGACAACGTTTAATGCTGGTGATTTGGTGCCGATCTATCTTGAAGAGGTTCTTCCGGGCGACACGTTTAACGTGAGTATGACCGCTTTCGCTCGTATGGCTACTCCGATCTTTCCCGTAATGGATAACCTTTATCTTGATACGTCTTGTTTGGGACAATTGGCATCGGTTTATGGGAGAGAGATCCCCTAATCCTGATTCCTCGATCAGTTATGTTGTTCCTACTTGTCCAAGCCCGGCTGGTGGTTATGCTATCGGTTCTTTGCAAGATTATTTCGGTTTACCTACTGTTGGTCAGGTAACGGCTGGTCTAACTGTTTCTCATAACAATTTGCCTCTTCGAGCGTATAACCTTATTTATAACGAGTGGTTTCGTGACCAGAATTTAATAAATTCGGCTACTGTCAATATTACGGACGGCCCTGATTCGGCCGCTAATTACGTTTTGCGGAAGCGTGGAAAGCGGCATGATTACTTTACGTCTGCGTTGCCGTGGTTGCAGAAAGGCACTGCTGTTAGTTTGCCCTTGGGTACTTCGGCGCCAGTTAAAACGGCGTCTACTGCTCAGGTTACCGGCGCCCAAACCGAGTTGCGTTTTCTTACTGCGGCGGCTGGTGCTACGCCTTCAACGGGTAAGCTTGGGATTGTGTCTGGCAATTTGTCGCATGACGGACAGACCCACACTCCGAACCAAACAGTTTATCCTTCAAACCTATTCGCGGATTTGTCGTCCGCTACTGCTGCAACGATTAACCAGTTGCGACAGTCGTTTCAGATTCAGAAGTTGTTGGAGCGCGACGCTCGTAGCGGTACTCGGTATACCGAGATTGTTCGTGCGCATTTCGGCGTGATTTCTCCTGACGCTCGTATGCAGCGTCCAGAATATTTGGGAGGCGGTAGTGCGCCTATAGTTATTAATCCGATCGCTCAAACGAGCGGGACTAACGCTACAGGTACAACGACTCCGCTCGGTCAGCTTGGCGGTGCGGCTACCGGTCTTTCTAAGACTGGGTTTACGTCGTCTTTCACAGAGCATGGTTACGTTATTGGTCTGGTGTCTGCTCGTGCAGACCTTACTTATCAGCAAGGGCTCCACCGGATGTGGAGCCGTTCTACTCGATATGATTTCTACTGGCCCGTGTTCGCCGCTCTAGGTGAACAGGCCGTGCTCAATAAAGAAATTTACGTTACAGGGACTACTGCTCAAGATGATTCGGTTTTTGGTTATCAGGAAAGGTGGGCTGAATACCGTTTTCACCCTGCTAGGGTGTCTGGCCTTTTCCGTTCTACTGCGAGCGGTACTATCGATGGATGGCATCTGGCGCAGCGTTTTACTTCGTTGCCAACGTTGAACCAAACGTTTATTGAAGAGTCCCCACCGTTGTCGCGGGCGTTAGCTGTCGGCGCGTCTGCTAATGGCCAGCAGTTTATTTTTGATTCTTTTTTTGAGATTAAGGCAGCTCGGCCGTTGCCGTTGTATAGCGTTCCCGGTCTGATTGATCACTTTTGAGGTGAAAAATGGGGTTGCTTAATGCGATTAAGACCGGCGTTACCGCCGGTCTATCCTCAGGTAATTTCTGGGCTGGCGCCGCAGCAGGTGGCATGTCGCTGCTTGGTGGCTCGATGTCTAACGCGGCTAATGCAAAAGAGGCCGCTAAAAACAGGCAGTGGCAAGAGAGGATGTCTAATACTGAGATGCAGCGCAGGGTCGCGGATCTCAAAGCGGCTGGGCTAAATCCGATGCTGGCGTATACTCAGGGAGGAGCTTCGACGCCAGGTGGAGCATCAGCCGCTGGTTCTCAAAGGGATGTTATTACTCCGGCTATCGAGAAAGCGTTGTACCTGGCTCAGGTCGAGAAAACTAACGCAGAGACGAACAATCTCAATGCTCAGACCGTGACTCAGCAGCAAACGGCGAGGAATTTGGAGGTTACCGAGTCCGTTTTGGGCGCTCAGTTGAGAGAGATACAAGCTAGAACAGCGGAGATCGCTCCGAACGCTGCTTCGCAGCGTTTTTTAAATGAGTCCATAGAACGCGTAAATTCGTCTGTTGCGTTTCTTCGTGAAGTTGAAGGCAAGATGAAAAATACAGAGTGGGAAATGGACTACGCGGAAGCCGTAGCTGTAAGGCGTGCTATTCAGGTGTTACAACGAGACGGGTATT